TTGATGCGCCCGATGTAGACGTTCGATCTCCGCGCGTTGCCGCTCGATCTCGATCACCGCATCAACAGCGATAGACAGATCGTCGTGGCGCGCGGCAGCTAGTGCGCGCAGAGATGTGATTAGGTCGCTCATGGCAGGGACTCCCAAAGGGCGCAGGCCCACATGATTAGGTAGGCGGCGAGGGTGATGGTGATGAGATGGGGGCGGGTCATATGCCACCCCTCTCTCGCAGGGCATGGACCTGATCGTAGCCCAGCTCGTGGACCATGTCGTGGGCCATGTCGAGGATACCCTTGAAGTCCTCGTCGGTGATGATGGTGCCGTTGCCACCGTCGCAGCTCTCGGCATCGATGACGTTGCGGAGGTCACGGAGGAAGACGGTGATGGCCTTGAGGATGGCGGCTTGGTATTTCTCCACGTTGCGGAGGGATTCCTGGGCGCGCTGCTGCTCCTCGGTGGCGTCTTCCTGGGCGAAGTAGGCTTGCTCGGGGCTGAGGATACGCATGTCACTGTTCCTTTCGCGTAAGGGTGTAGCCCGCATGGTGCAGGGCATCCAGGATTTCTTTGGCGTCCTTGATGTAGAAGCCCTTCACCTCGTCGTTGTAGAGGTTCCAGTCCTTATGTGGGAACTGGACCAGAGCGAGAGCGGATGCGATGCGAAGCACGATTTCCGGGGGGCTTTCTGTCACTGGGTTTCTCCTTGTTGAGAATGGCGATGAGGGTATCGCAGATGCGATTGCGGAGGGCAGGGGTGCATTCCACGGACACGACAACGAGGAGTTGCTTGTCTCCACGGAAGATGCTGCCGTCGATGTTCTTGTACTTCATCCCCATTGGGCAGCCATCGCATCAGCGATGCCCTGATAGGTGAGGCTGCGCAGCTTGGCACGTTGGGGCGAAGGACCCAAGTTGTTCTGTCCTGTCGGTGTCTGGTTGGCGTATCGTTGGCGCGTCAGGATGTTGGTAGGCTGCAAGGCGGGAAGACCCTTGAGCCACAGGCAGGTGCGCTTGGATGCATCCTCGCCAAACATCCACGGCTGTATGATCTGGTCAGGCTTGCGCCACCTGGAGGACATGACACCCACGGGGTTCTCGATTGCGATGCGGGGGCACTGAGAGTTGGCGAAGAGCATGAAGAACTCGCTGGCTTCCTGCGTGAGACTGTCCCTCCCGGGGATGCGAGAGTTCCAGTGGATACCGGAGGAGCTGAGGTAGGTGCAAGGAGGAAAGGCTACGATCATGTCCCAAGGTTGGGAGAGGAGGGGAACCACGTCACCCTGCACGTGGGGGCCGGGAGTTTCGGAAGGGAGGAGATCACAGGAGATTGCGTCGTGACCCCGTGCGATGAAGGCATCACGGACACGACCGCTGTACTCACAGGCTACGAGGATTCGCATTCTGCATTCTCCTTGGGATGAAGTCCTGGTACCGGAGGTTGCCCATCAGCATGGAGAGATGGCGCTCCCTGTCGCTGGGCGGTTCGGGCTGCAACGCGAGACGGAAACGTCCCTCTTCGCGCAGCACTATGCGCTGGCGAAGCATGAGGTTCAAGCGAGAATTGGCGGCGTGGATGGGGACCCCGGCAAGAGCTGAGATATCTTCCGGGGTGAACCATCCTAGCTGCTCAGAGATCTGTTGGTAGATCTTCTTCGACCACTGCATTTCCCGCTGGCGCTTGGCGTGCTGCCTTCTGAGGGCAGAAAGGCGCTGCGCTGCAGTATTCGTCGCATCGGAGGTAGAGGGCGGGACGTTCTTCGACATAGAGTTTCCCCTTGTCAGACTGGGTGGAGATGAAGGACTCGGCCTCACTGAGGGAGGAGCAGAGCTTGATTGCAGTCTTGCGTCCATCCTTGCGCACTGCCCACTTTCCGGGACGCATCCACATCTCGTCGGGAGTGCAGGGTTCCGTGTTGCTGCGATGCAGGAGGACACGCTGGGTGATGCGCTGCGTTGCGGTGGCATGGTCCCAGAGGGTGAGGGGTACCATGTGGATCTGCTGCTGCGGGTAGGTGAGGTTGCGCTTGGCCTCCAACCTGGAGAAGTCCTTGATGAAGACGATGGCCATGAGCGCCTTGGGTTCCTCGCCGTGCTGCCGCATCAGCCAGGCGTAGGTGTTGAGCTGGTTCTCCCAGTCCTCACGATGGGTGGCATTCATGAATGCCTTGGCCGAGGTGACCTTGTAGTCGAGGATGGTGGAGGCTTCCATGGTGTAGCGGTCGAACTCACCGGAGAGGGTGAGGCCCTCGATGTTGGCGAAGAGGCGCATCTCCTTGAGGTTGGAGGGATCGTGCCGCTTGATCTTCTCGTGCACTGCGGTGCCGATGAAGGATGCCACGTTGTCGTCGATGTCCATGTAGATCTCGTCGTCGTGCTTCTTCACGAGGGAGACCATCTGCGGTGGCTTCCACAAGGAGGTGACGGAGATGTCCGCACCCCCGTTGTCGTAGCTGGGGATGAGGGCGGAGGCCACTGGTTCGGGGATGTTGTTCCTGTTGGTGTAGTGCATGGTGTTCTCCTCAGAACGGGGGATCGAAGAGGTCGCCACTCATGTGGCGGGTGAGGTAGTCGCTGGCTATGCGGCGGAAGAGGTTGGCGGTATGGAAGTCGCCAGCCCAGTCGGCATCGTTGGCGAGTTCGTGGAACTCACGATGCTTTTCCAGCGTCGTCGGTATCTTGTACGGGGTTGGGTTCATCGCCTCTTGCCTTTCTGATCTTGGACACGAGGTCCCTGAGGTTGGTGATGATGGCTTCGACATCCTCGTCGGTGACGGTGTCGATGTTGTCGAGCTTGCGGAAGATTTCGGAGGGTCTCAATGCTTGGTGTCCTTGTCCTGGAGGGCGAGGTAGATCTCGGTGATGCGGTGCTGGAGAAGGTCGAGTGCATCCTCGATCTTGTCCGTCTTCACGCATAGCACGAGGTCGGATGCGATGAGCTTGGTGTAGAACTCCATGCGGAAATTGAATGCATCGACACCGGACATGGTGCGGGACAGTTCGTGGAGGTTGCGGATGACGTGTACGCCGAGGGCTTCGATATCTTCCATCATGTTCTCCTTGAAAGGGAGGTCCCCCCACCCGGGGCAGGGGGACCAGGTTGTCAGAAGGGGCACTCGTCGTAGACGCCAGTGTCGAGGGGCTCGGGGTTCTCCACCTCGCGGAGGACACGGAGGGAAGAGACCCGCACCTTGGTGTTGTGGTAGTCGATGGGCACGGAGACCACGTCGGCAGGGCTCACCTCGCACATGAGGGTACGTGCACCACCGAAGTTGCGGAGGTACTCGTAGCTGCAGACATGGAGGCCTTGGCTGCAGGTGCGCTCGGGGTCATCGTCCACCATGTCACGAGGCATCGTGTGGGTGGAGCCCACCGTGTACTGGTTGGACCTGCCGGTGTGCACGTCGTAGTAGTTGTCCTTCACCTTCTTGAAGAAGAGGAGGTTGCCATCGGGGGTGATGGCGATGTTGTTGGTGCTGACGAAACGCCAGAGCTGGTTGCGGCTGCGCATCGAGGGGTTCTGCAGCACCTTGTCGAGGAAGTGCATGAGGGGCTGGATGTCGAAGCCCTTGTCCCTCATGGTGAGGATATGGGGGACGAGGGAGTGGTCCACCGCCACGCCGTTGCGCAGGATGACGTTGCCCTGCAGCACGAGAGAGGTGCCAGCGTAGGTGGAGATGGCGACGGCGGGGGACATGGCATCGATGGCCTCGTCCCACAGACCCTGCCGCACCAGGTCGAGGACCTTGGTGAAGGAGGGAGAGGAGGAGTCGAGGGTGTGGGTGTCACCGTCGCGGATGATGGTGACGGTGTTGGTGGTGATGAGATGAGGGTACATGGTAGCTCCTTTCACTTGGTGATGAGGTTGATGATTGCGGTGCAGTCATGCCTGGAGTGCAGGATGCACTTCAGCATGGGGTACTTGCGGAAGAGGTCGTCCATGGTCTTGTTCCAGTTCACGGGAGAGGCGGACCACAACTTGGGGAAAGCGGCGACAACGTCGGGGACAGTCATGCCAGAGGGGGCGGGCGGGAGCAATTGCAACTTGTGCAGGGCTGCCCTGCACTGGTCGCCTACCTCGTACCGGACATAGCGTTGGTAGGATTCGTACCCCACGACACGGGTCTCGTTGCGGGCGATCCACCTGCGGACATAGAACTCAATATCGGGGAGGAGATTGGTGGCACCCTTGCTCTCGGCAAAGGCTACGGCGGTGGGGGAGATCACAAAGAAGCCGCAATCGAACAGGTCCTTGATCTGATTGTAGAGGTCGGCGCACATGTCGAAAGTCTTGTCCCCGATGGTGATCTTGCCGTCCTCCACCACGAGGTAGTGCGAGAACCGATCGGTGGTGGGTACACGACGGTTCCCCACGTAGGTGTAGAGGATGCGCTGCCTGCGCTTCTTGGGGATGTCGATGCTGGAGGTGCGAATGTAGGGAATGCCGAGGAGGTCCAAAGGCTTGTGCTCCGTGGCACAGATGACCTTGTGGGTGCCTGCCTTGGAGTGGTGGTGCTGGACACGACGCAGCCAGTCGTCGCTGTCGATGAGGTAGACCTCGTCGTTGGGCTTCCAGTAGGCGTAGTACTCGTGGCCATGATCACGCCTCCACTTGACGCGGCGACGTTCGCGGGAGTCGAAGATCCAGTACTCGCTCTTGCCTCGGTTGTTGCTGTCTGTGCCTGGTTCGAGGGCCACGCCATGTGCGTTGTTGACGTTGTGCCCACGGAAGTTGACGGTGAGGTCGAACCAGATGCCTTGGACGCGCTGGAAGACAGAGGCTGCCGAGGTGAGGGTGGGAAGGATTTCCTTGAGGTGGGACTCGTATGTGGTGCGAGCCTGCGTCGTGCGGTAGACGATCTGCTGGATGAGCTGCGGGGTGTAGACGACTTCCTCGCGGGATGCGGTGACCTCGATGGTACCGATGGGGAACTTGAGTGCGATGGGGCTGTAGCTGTAGAGGTTGGAGATCTTGTTGTGGTCGAGGGGGTAGGCCACGGGACCCACGAGGATGAAGGGCTTGCCTTGCTCGAAGAGGATGAAGTCGGGATGGTCGAAGACGATCTTGGGAGTGGGGAGTTCGCCACCCACGACGATGGGGCGGGGCTCGAAGAACTGGATCTGGGAGAGGGCTTCCTGCCAGGCGTTGTAGTTGGTGCTGGGCACGGAGATCTCGAGTCCGGTCTCGTCGGAGGGCTTGCTGTCCGTGAGATGGAGGCCGGGCATGCCATCGCTGCCGATGCTGGCGATGTAGGTGCTGCATACACCGTTGTGGAAACTGCGGATGGTGAAGCTGTTGGAGACGGCGAAGGGGGACTTGGCACCGAGGCCGAAGCCACCGATCTGGGAGTTGGTGTTGCGCTTGGTGGAGTTGCCGAAGCGGGTGAAGATGTTGACCATGTCGGAGGGGGAGAGGCCGGGACCGTAGTCACGGATCACGAACTTGGCAGCGAGGGGACTCGGCATGTGCAGTACCATGGGCTTGGTGCTGCAGGCGTCGAGTGCGTTGGATGCCAGCTCGCGAAGGATGCTGGCAACGGGGTTGGAGTAGAGGCGAGAGGTGAGGGCGCGGATCATCACCGCGTTGCTCTCGATGGTGAAGTCGCAGACCTTGGTGAGGCCAGCGGACTCGTGGATCTGGGAGATGTTGATCTGCATTGGGTTACCTCATAATGAGAAAGAACAGGATGACGAGAACTGCAACGGCGAGGACGTTCACAGGGTGTCCATCTCGCTCCGCAGGGCAGGCTTGTAGGTGTTCACTGCACGACGCAGTCGGTGTCGATCCTCCACGTCGAGGGTTCCGATGTGGCGCTTCTTGCGGAAGGTGTGCCACGTCTGGGACAAGACGATGAAGCTCTGACGGTCGAGGCCCGTGGGTTCCAGGTTGGTGATGGGAATGCTGGTGCCCCACGGTTCGTCGTAGATGGGCAGAGCCAGGCGCTGGGAGAGGACGAGGGCCGGGCGCACCGTGTTGCTGGGCGTGTTGACGATGTAGATCATGGGCGTCCCCTATGGTCGAGAGCTGCACGTTCTTCCTCGGTTCGCTGATAGAGGGGACCCTCCACTGAGAGGAGGGCACACTCCACCTGCCACGCCTCACGGGCTGCCTCGGGTGTCTTGCCGTAGCCGGAGACGGTAAGGGAACCGTAGGGTTGGCGGTGTTCGTGGAGACGCACCTCGGGGTGGTAGAGCTGGAGTGAGAGGCTCATGCGATCCTCCAGACGCGGATGCCTTCCGGGGTGGTGCGATAGGTGAACTCGCCCCTGCCTCGGCGCTTGTGGTAGGAGACGAGGGCCCTCATGGTGGGCTTCAAGGACAGGCGAACCAGGAAGGATTGCCCCACCTTCATGGTGTTGAAGGGATACTTGCAGGGACGACCCTTGGCAATGGCGGGGACAGGGACGTTGGACGTTAGCTTGAACATGGGGGAACTCCTTAGCGGACGAAGGTGTTGTTGGCCTTGGCCTTGCGGCCCTTGGGAGTGAGGCCAACGACCACTCCCTTGGGATCAAGGTGCCGGAGATCGTGGAGGTCACCGTCGATGACGGGGAAACCCTCCCACGTGGTGGGCATGGAGTGGAAGACCATGGCCACGTTCTTGCCAGCACGGAGGAACTGGCGGCACTGCGCCAGGTTGGACTCGGATGCGCTGAAGGTGAGGTGGTAGTTCGGGGGAAGGGTACGCTGCATGCGGTGGGGGTTCTTGGTGTAGTCGGTGAACTGGATCTCGGGAAAGGCACTCATGATGTTGGGATAGGTGATGCCGTTGCGCACCACGGGGATACGCTCCCAGCCGATGTCGGTGCTGCCATCGGGACGGGCACAGGGCTGGAGCTGGAGGGAGAGAGCCTTGCAGAGGAGGGACTCGGTGGCCTTGACCATGTCCCGGAGGTAGGCCGGGCGGTCCTGCATGAAGCGACGGGCCTTGTCGATGCGGGACTGGCGGACGCTATTGAGGCCGTCCCCCTTCACCATGGCGGCGTGGCCGGAGTACCAGCCGAGGCACACTTCCCGGCAGGCCGGGGTGCTGTATGGGCAGAGGTTGCCCGCACCACCTAGGGTGTGGGGTGCCATGTAGTGGATGGCGTTAAGCCACCCGTGGGCCTGGGCCTTGGAGGCCTTGGCGTTGTCTATAGAGTAGATACGGTTCTGCATGGGTTATCTCCGGAATGGAGGGAAGAACGGGGCGGAGCATGGCACGGACGGGGCGCGGCGAGTCATGCAAAGTTTGCATGGCAGCCATGCGCCGTCACTTGGGTTCGAAGGAGATGATGGGTTCATCACCCTGCATGATGCGGTAGTCCTCCCAGGTGGTGTAGTCGGATTTGTAGCCGTCCTTGTATGCCAGGCGTTCCTCGATGAGGATCTCCCAGAGTTCGTCGAGGGCCTGGGAGAGCAGGTCGTAGCTGCCCTCCAAGGGTTCCCAGCCGCTGAGGGAGCGGGTTTCGATGGTGAACATCTCAGACCTCCATGATGAGGCCGCTGAAATCTGCGAAGTCCGTGAGGAAGAGGCGAGCCTCCTCTCCCCACGAGCGTTCTTCCGGATCCCACGAAAGGGCAGCATCATCGTGGTAGTTCTGGAGGAGTTCGAGCATGTCGAGGGACCAAGGACGCAGAGAGGGGATGTCGAGGAGGTCGGGGTAGAGCTTGACGAGGCGCGTCACTACCTTGGCCTCCATGCCGGAGTCATAGAGGTCATCGGGGATGAGCCATCCCACGGCGCACTTGACGCCATCCTTTCCACGGTACTGGCAGAGGGGGGAGGATCCCTCCAGTAGGTGCATGGAGGGATGGGATGCCGCGATGAGGTGGCGGCAGAGGAAGGTGAAGGACTCTTGAAGGGTCATGTCAGACCTCCATGATGAGGTTGGCGTCGTTGGCGAAGTTGGCGAGGGCTTCCCGAATGAAGCGTTGCCAGTCGCTGGCGAGGTTGCCCTCCCGGCTGAACTTGTGGGCAGCATCGTCGTGGTACTGCTGGAGGAGTTCCAGTTCTTGGGGAGTGAACTGGGAGATCATGGGAGACTCCCGGAGGGCCGGGTAGTTTTCCAAGAGTTCGTTGCTCCCAAGGTCTTCCATGCCTCGGGAGTAGAGGGAATCGGGGATCATCCAGCCCACGGCGCAGCGGATTTCCGCTCCGCCACGGTAGAGGCACCCGAGGCGTCCGTGGCGCATCTCGGCGGATGGGTGGGCTTGAGAGAGCAAGCCCTTGACTACGTGGTTGAAGACGGATTGGCGCATGTCAGTAGCTCCACGAGAGGGTGTAGGAATGGGCGAGGCGCTGGACGCGCTTGCGGAACTCGTCGTTGAACGAGGTTCCTTCAAACCTACTATCCACGGCTGCGTTGTCGTGGCAGTCCTGGAGTTCCTTGAGGAAGTCGGATTCCTCACGGAAGGCCGCCTGCCACGTGGGATTGGAGGTGGGCACCATCTGGCCCACGATCTTAGGGCTGTTGTTCTCCATCTCTCTGCTGTAGTTGTCCTCGTCGATGAGGAAGCCCACGGCGCAGCAGAGGGGCTGGTTGTGGGTGCCGCTGCGATAGAGGCACACGGAACCCTCCATGGAGGGCTTTCCCTGTGCCAGCATGCGCGGCACAACGTGGTCAATGACGGCTTGGCGGAGTTCACGAGGGGTCATGTCAGGCTCCTCACTGCTTGGGAGACGTTGCGGATGGGGCGTACACTTCAGAGGTGAAACCGCAGCTACCCTAGGCAACGTGCCAGTTTTCCTCGTCGTAGAGCACGACGCTCTCGCTGCCGTCGTACTCGGCGACCCGGAACCGGGTTCCCTCGGGGACCCACCAGACCATCAGGTTGATGAGGCCTCCCCGGTAGACCCCGGGGTACCGGGTTTCTACGTACTTCGTCAGGTCGGTGAAGTGCCGACCCTCTTCCAACATCTTGACGATGGTGGGATCCCAGAGGATGCTGGGGTACTCCGGGTTTGCGGTGTACCACCCGGCACCGAAACCGGGGCTGATGAGGACGGCCACCTTGCCGTCACGGATGAGCTTGTCCATGTCAGGCTCCCTTGAGGAAGGTACGGAGTTCAGCCTTGCACCTCTTGGCGGTATCGCCCTTCCAGGAGGCTGCATTGGAGAGGAAGTAGCGGATGATGCTGGAGGCATCGTCGTAGCCGTAGCGCGAGGTGTGGTCGATGAGGGAGTGCATGGCCCTGAGGTAGGGCACCGCACCGAAGTATGGGGATTTCCAGTCGCGCTGGATTTCCTCAGCGATATCGCAGAGTGGCCTCATTGCTAGCTCCTGTGAAGGGCCTCCAGGAACGGAGGCGGTTGGTAGGGTCGGGAGGGTGGCACGCGGCCGGGCCGGGCGCCAGCGCCAAAATTGCATGGCGGCCATGCGCCGGGCGCGGGGCGGGCTGGCACGAAGATTGCATGGGTGAGGGGGATGGGGAGCAGGTGCTCACCCGTAAGTGGTTGATTTCAAAGGGAGGGTGAGGGTTGTGAGGGTTGTGAAGGTTGTTTTTCTTTCTCAGGAAAGGAAGAGAGTAAGGGGAGATGCGGCAAGGGAACCTTCACAACCTTCACCCCGGTGGAATTGCTAGTAGTTTCAAGGGGTTGCGGGTGAGGGTTGCTAGAGTTGCTAGTGTGCTTGGGAAATTGCTAGTGATATGAGGGACTTGGAGGGCCTGGAGGCCTTGCAGGGGTGTGCAGTGGCGCGGAGTACCTTCACCCCGGAGGGCCTCTGGAGGGCTGGAGGCGTTTTCGATAACGTGGCGCTGGGCTGCAACGGATCACCCGGGCAACGCAAGTGCATTTTCTGCATGGCACCTATGCGCCTGGAGCATGACGATTTCCTTTGACACGGGACCCGGATTTGTGGCAGCCGCGACGATGCAATGTTATAACGTAACCTTAGCGGCGCCTGGAGCGGAGCGGCGGAAATGTCAAATGCAAAATGCGCCGCAACGGGGCGATAAAACCACGTCAAAACGGACTAAAACCTGGCGCAAGCCTCTTCACACGCGGCGCGAAACGTGAGCAAATGGCGATGCCGCGTTCCTGCGGCGCAACGGCCCGATGGGCCAGATAGGAGAGAGAGCATGAAGACGACGCACAAGCCCGGCCTCGCCAACAGTGACGGGAAGATGATCAGGGCTCCGGAGAGCCGCCCGGTGTTGGAGTTTACCGCGAATATCAAGCTTGATCCCGGGAGCGACTCGGAGCCCGGCAAGATGCGCCTAAAGGCTGGCGCGGAAAAGGCTTATCAGCCTTTGGTTATCGCGCTTGGCAACGGTATCCAGTTTCGCGGATCGGTGTTTGTCCCGGCCAAGCTACTGAACGACAAGGCCAAGGCCCGGGCGCGCGCGAACATGGATGCGGTGGAAAAGGCCAAGGCCGCCGCGAAGGAAGATGGCCCGGCGCCCGGCAAGCTGGCAGACGGGAGCATCGGGTGATGAAGGGCTGGAAGAGGATCGCCGGGGGCGGCGCGCTTATGCGCACCGTTCCTCAGCCGGAAACGTATGACGCATGGCTTGGGCGCGTGGATGCCCATCTGCGTTCATGGGGGCTGACCCTAGATGACTGCGACGTGGATGCGCGGGCCATCTGGAACGCGTATCAGAGCGACGCGCCGCCGCTGCGAGTAGCACGCAAGATCGTGCGTGCCGGGCTGCACTGGTAGACGCGTTGCACCGCTAGATCGGCAAGGGCCTCCGGGGGCAGTAGCTCCCGGGGGCTTTGCCATGCCCGGCTCCAGGACTTGGAATGATTCTAATTCGCAACGGGGCCGATTCGATCTGGCGTGCGCGTTGCTACCCCCCGGGGAAAAACATGCCGTATGTGCTTGGGGGATTTGGGGGACCCCTCCCACGGAAATTTTCAAATTTTGGGTTGCACCCGGGACCCACATGCGCTATACTTGGCACATGTCCTGCGAGAAAATCCTAGATACCCTTCTCCACAGCACGCTGGCCCTCTCCTTGAAGACCCAGCACTTCCACTGGTGCGTCACCGGACCCACCTTTGGACCCCTCCACAAGCTCTTCGGCAAGCAATACTCCGAACTCCAGGAGGCTGCCGACACCCTCGCAGAGCGCATCCGTGCCCTGGATGCCTTTCCCCACGCCCACAACTCCAACGCCGACGCGGAAGCCGTGGATCCCATCCCCGCCAAGCCCCCAAAATACACAAAGATGCTGGAAATCCTGGCGCTGGACCACGAAAAGCTGGCCCTCTTTGCCGCGCGCACCTCTTCCCTCCTCGCGGAGAGCGACCCGGCCACCTCCAACCTCCTCGCTGAGCGCCAGATGCAGCACCAGAAGGCCGCCTGGATGCTGAAATCCCACCTCGCAGCGTAATTTTCGCTTGCACGAGGGCCCCAAGTGCCCTAGAATTTGGGCATGCGCGCCCTAATTACCGGAATCGGGGGCCAGGACGGCTCCTACCTCGCCAACTTCCTCACTCGCAAGGGCTACGAGGTCCACGGAGTGGTGCGTTCGCACACGCCCAACCTCGTGAACCTTGACTTCTTCCAGTTGCGGCCCCACATTACCCTCCACGTGGGCGATGTATCCTCCCCGGGGGACATGCGCCGCATCGTCGAGATGGGCTTTGACGAGATCTACAACCTCGCAGCGCAGAGTTTCGTGGGTTCCTCGTGGGACACCGCCACCAGCACCACCCACACCAACGCCCTGGGGCCCCTCCACATCCTCGAAGCCCTGCGGCAGGTCTCCCCGCGCACCAAGTTCTATCAGGCCAGCACCTCGGAGATGTTCGGGAACTCCCCTGCCCCGCAGGACGAGGACACCCCCTTCATGCCCCGCAGCCCCTACGGCGTGGCGAAGCTCTACGGGCACCACATCACCAAGAATTATCGCGAATCCCACGGGCTCTTCGCCTGCAGCGGCATCCTCTTCAACCACGAGAGCCCTCTGCGGGGACCCCAGTTCGTCACGAGGAAGATCACGCTGGGACTCTCCGAGATCCTGGCGGGACGCGCAAAGCACATCGCCCTCGGCAACCTTGAAGCCCGGAGGGACTGGGGTTTCGCCGGAGACTACGTCCGGGCCATGTGGATGATGCTGCAGGCACCCCAGCCGGGGGACTACGTGGTGGCCACGGGAGAGTCCCACAGCATCGGGGACTTCCTCTTCCACGCCTTTGACCGCGTGGGGCTGCGCTGGGAAGACTATGTCGTAAGGGATCCCAAGTACTACCGGCCCGCCGAGGTCAACTGGCTGGAGGGCAACCCCGCCAAGATCGCAACCTTGGGTTGGGAGCCGGAGGTGAGCTTACGGCAGCTCGTGGCCAAGATGGTGGACTGGGACTGTTACGGCAGACGGTAGCCATGCGCTAAGCTGGCGCCACAAAAAGACCCCCGCCGCAAAGACCCTACGAGATGTGGGGTTTCTGGGCGGGGGCAAGGTAAACAGGACAAGCTGACAAAACGTGGTGGGTGCCCGGCCCCGCAGGGTCACAGGCATGTTCCGGGATGGAACGGGGCCAAGATACGCTGTTGGCGCGTGGGCGCAAGTCACATATTGTTACGGATTGTTGCAACGGGGTGAGGGTTGTGAAGGTAGGGCCGGGAGGCTCTTCAGAGCTAAGTTGTTGATTTGCAAGGCAGGGTGAGGGTTGTGAAGGTTGTGAGGGTACTTTCTCTAAAGTGGAGAGAGAAAGAGAGTGGAGTGGGGGAAATGTTGCAAAGTGACCCTCACAACCTTCACCCTCTTCACCCCTGCGGCTTGGAGGGTAGGGGGGTGCAACGCGGGTCTCACGCATGATGACATGATTCGTGGGGCAAGTCAACTATTCATTTTGCTGGATCTCCCGCAGGGACGCGGCTATGGTGCTCGTGCCTAGTGCAAGGAGACAAGCATGGAAGAGCAGAAAGATTCCACCATCCTGGGGCCCGCCGGGCTCTTTCGCATGGTGGCGGAGCGCCTCAAGCCGTGGAGGACTCCCAACGGGGACGTGTTCGTAGACGTATGGATGGACGCAGTCCGGCACACGGTACCCGTGAAGAGCGAGGCCTTTACGGGCATAGTGTACATGGTGGCGATGCAGGGGGCCCCCGGCAAGCTGCCGAGTGGGAAGGCCATCGACGAGATCAAGGCGTGGTGCGTGGGTACGGCCCTGGCGTCGCAGCGCATCATGAGTGCCTTCGTGCGCTTGGGAGGGGAGGCCGGTAGTCTCTGGTATGACTTTGGGGACGACAGCCGCGAGATGGTAAAGTGGCAGGGTGGTACGTGGCAGGTGGTGCGTACCACGGGGGAGACGCCAAGGTTCTACAGGCCTTCGGGGATGCTGGCGCAGGTGAGGCCGCGCGAGGGTGGGGACCTCGTGGAGTTGCTGAGGAAGCACGTGAGGTGCCAGCCAGATGACGTGTACCTGTTGGCGGCGTGGCTGGTGGGTGCCTTCAAGGTGGGCGGGCCTTACCCCGTGCTCATCATCAATGGTGAGCAGGGCAGTAGCAAGAGTACCACGACGCGACTCCTGAGGAGGTTGGTGGATCCCCACGCGAGGGACATGAGGGAGCCTCCCGGCTCTGGAAGGGACCTTGTGGCTGCCGTGAAGAATTCCTATGTGTTGGCCATTGACAACGTGTCGTCGTTGCAGAATAATCTGAGTGACTCCCTCTGTCGCATAGCCACTGGTACGGGGGCCCTGGGCGGCAGGGCGTTGTACACCGACAGCGATGAGGCAGCATTCACGGCTTGCAGGCCCATAGTGCTCAACGGGATTCCCGCCTTCGTGGAGCGGGAGGATCTTAGCAGCAGGAGCATCAATGTGGAGCTTCCTGCCATCCCGGCTTCGGAGAGGATGGACGACGATACGTTCTGGGCCGGGTTCGAGGCGGACCTGCCTCTTCTCATGGGGGCCATCTTCGACTGCGTGGCGCGGGCACAGAAGGGCTTCGCGGGGGTGAGGCTCAACGAGGCCCCCAGGATGGCCAACTTCGCGAGGTGGGCATATGCGGGACTTGGGAGCGAGGCCGGGAGCAGGTTCCTTGAGGCGTACTCGCGCAACAAGATGGAGTCCAGCGCGCACTTCGTGGAGTTCAACGAGGTGGCCCAGGCACTCATTTCCCTCATGAGGGACAAGGAGTTCTGGAGCGGGACGTGGAGCGAGCTTCTCGTGGAGCTGACTTCGAGGGTGCAGGCATCCAAGTTCTGGCCCACCACGTCGCTGCAGTTGCGTAACAGGATGACCCGCGTGTCGGAGGACCTGCGCAAGTGCGGCCTGGAGTGGCGCAACAATGGTAGGGAGAGCAAGACGGGGCGCAGCATCGTGGAGGTGCATCGCCTCAAGACGTTCGTGACTGACCATGTACTGACGAGTGTGGCATGAGCAAGGTGATAGATGCAGTAGCGTTGCAGGTGCAGCAGCTCCCCGTGAAGGAGCTGAGGCGCATCCATAGGGAGGATGGCATTACCCCGGAGGAGGAGATCTTCTGCCGGGAGTACCTGGCCACCATGGACTTGAAGAAGGCCATCACGGCTGCGGGGTATGCGGGCAGGCACCCCAACGTCACGGCCCGGAGGTGGCTGGGGAAGCCCAAGGTGAAGGAGCGCCTGCAGCAGATGCAGAAGAGGGACGAGATCCGCGCCGACGTGACGAGGGACAAGTACCATCAGATGCTCATGGAGACATATGACAGGGCCATGGCCGATGGGGACTATAGCGGGGCCAACAGGGCGGCGGAGTTGCTGGGCAAGTCCATGGGCTACTTCGTGGAGCAGAAGGCCATCCTAAACGTGACCTCTCGGATGGAGGGCGACAAGAGTGCGAAGGTGGCTGAGATCCAGCGCCTTGCCAGAATTGCGGGGGTGAAGTTTGAGTGAGGATGTCCTCCTGCGGGAGCTTACTGCCCTTGCCGAGGCCAAGGCGAGGGAGTCCTACTACGCATACATGCAGTACGCTGCACCGTGGATTCTCCCCGAGGGGTTCGTGAATGGCAGGCACCTTGAGGAGATCGCGGAGCTGCTGCAGTGGGTAGAGGAGACCCCCCGCGCAAGGGCGATGATCTTCATGCCCCCGCGTAGCATGAAGAGCGTCAACGCATCGGTGCTCTACCCTACGTGGGTGCTGGGGAGGCATCCCTCGTGGCAGGTGATGGGCGTGAGCTACGGGCAGGAACTGGCCAACGCCTTTGGAAGGGATACCCGCAACATCATCCAGAGCGAGGACTACCAAAGCCTCTTCGATACGAGGGTCAAGAGCGACAGTAGGGCAACCAACAGGTGGGATACGGAACAGGGAGGTAGGTATGTCGCTGCCGGTATTACTGCTGGTATTGCAGGTCGCGGCGCTAATCTTGCTATCATCGATGACCCCCTGAGCGAACAGGATGCGATGAGCAAGTCGGCCCGCGAGTTCGTGAAGAACTGGTGGCCCGGAGGTCTTCGCTCTCGACTGCAGCCCGATGGCCGCATCCTCATCGTCACCACGAGGTGGCACGAGGATGACCTGGCAGGGTGGCTCCTGAGCAATGCGGAGAGGGACGAGAGGGCGGAGCAGTGGCGAGTCCTCAGTATTCCCGCACTTACGGAGGGGGAGGATTCGTACTGGCCGGAGAGGTGGCCTGCGGAGTACCTGCAGAAGCTGCGCGACGATCCCACGATGCCCCGCTCGCAGTGGAATGCCCTCTACATGCAGGAGCCCACCGGGGAGGAAGGCAACCTCATCAAGTACGAGAACCTGCAGTGGTGGCCCAAGGACAAGCCCCTCCCCGTCTGCGACAGCATCATCATGAGTGCCGACACGGCCTTCGGCAAGAAAGAGACCAGCGACTATAGTGTCCTGCAGGTGTGGGGCATCTTCACCACGGGCTATGAGGACAGCAGGGGCAAGGAGTTCAACGTGCCCAATGCGTTCCTCTTGGCCAACAGGAGGGGCAAGTGGGAGTATCCCGAGCTGCTGGAGCAGGCACGGCAGCTCAGCAAGAAGTACAACCCGGACCGCATCATCGTGGAGAAGAAGGCCTCGGGCGAGGTATTGTACCCCGACCTCCAGAGGGCTGGGTTGCCGGTGATACCCTACGTGCCGGGCAAGGGTCAGGACAAGATGGCGAGGGTTCATGCCGTTATGCGCTTCTTCGTGTCGGGGCGGGTATGGTTCCCGGAGGAGCAGGATTTCGCCTACAGCCTTACTGAAGAGGCCCTGGCGTTTCCCAAGGGGAAGAATGATGACCAGGTCGACGCCATGACCATGGCCCTCCTGTACCTGAGGGACAGCTATAGTCTCTACAACCAGGACGACCAGGTTCACGACGAGCCCTCTGTCCGCAAGAGGAAGACCTACTGGAGCACTTGATTGTTTGGGGGATTGGTGGTAGACTAGCCCAATGCCGGTCCAGAATCCCAATCCCGAAGAAATCGTCGTGTCTCCTCTCGTGGTGGAGCTGGACGATGGTGGCATGGACGTGGACCTGGAGCCCGAGGAGGAGCAGGGTCCCGATATCTCCGAGCACCATGTCAACCTGGCCGAGCATCTCTCGGAGTCTGATCTGGGGGCCATAGGCTACAAGATCTGCGAGAATGTCCGGGATGACCTGGACTCGCGCAGTGAGTGGGAGAACCTCATCGTCAAGGGCATGGACGAGCTGGGGCTGAAGATCGACGACGCCGCCGAGCCCTTCGAGGGGGCCTGCCGGGCCAACCATCCCCTCCTCCTCGAAAACGTGGTGAAGTTCCAGAGCAAGGCGGTGCAGGAACTCTTCCCGGCTGCGGGTCCGGTGCGCACCCGGGTGTGGGGTAATTCGACTCCCGAGAAGGAGGCTGCTGCCTCCCGGCTCAAGGAGTTCATGAACTACCAGATCCTCGAAGAGATGGTGGAGTACTTTGACGAAACCGAGCGTCTCCTCTTCGCCCTTCCCCTTGTGGGATCTTGCTTCCGAAAGCTTTATTTTGACTCTGGCGTCAACAGACCCGTGGCAGAGTATGTCCCTGTTGACCAGTTCGTCGTCAGCTACAACGCCCCCGACCTCCGCCGGGCAGAGCGGTACGCTCACGTAATCTACCGCAACGAAGAGGACATGCAGGGCGATATCGCCAGCGGCCTCTACAGGAACGTGCCCCTTGGGGCCCCGGGCATGGTGGACCTCAATCCCATTGCCCAGAAGGTCGATGAGCTGCAGGGCGTCGCGGCCCCGGAGAACTTCAAGGCCTACGTGCTCTACGAGTACCATGGGTACTTCCAGTTCGACCTGCCGGAGACGGAGGATGGGCCGCTGCCCTACATCGTCACGGTGGACTCGTCCTCCAAGAGGGTCCTCAGCATCAGGCGCAACTGGGATCCCAATGACCCCCAGAAGCGCAAGCTGGAGTGGTTCGTCCACTATCGCTACGTGCCCACCATGGGCTTCTACGGTCTGGGCCTCATCCACCTCATCGGGTCCCTCTCGAAGACTGCCACCCTCACCATGCGGGCGCTGGTGGACGCGGGCATGTTCGCCAACCTGCAGGGCGGCTTCAAGCTCAAGAGCATGCGCGTCGTGGGTGGCAACGACCCCATCGGTGCGGGCGAGTGGCGCGACGTGGATGCCACCATCCAGGACATCTCCAAGGCTATCTACCCCCTCCCGTACAAGGAGCCGTCGCAGACCCTCCTGACGTTGCACAGGGAGGTGGTGGGTGCGGGCCAGAAGTTCGCCGACACCACGGAGCAGGTGATTGCGGATTCGACCAATTACGGCCCCGTGGGCACCACGCTGGCACTCCTGGAGGCCTCCACCAAGTTCTTCAGCGCCACGCACAAGCGCATCC